AATTCGCAACTAAAACGTGACGGCGACATGCTGCAAGTGATTGAGAGTTGGAAACTCCGCAGTGGGCCTGATGCCGACGACGGCAAACATGCAATTGTGCTCGATAAGGCTGAGTTGCACAGTGAGCAATATGATAAAGACTATTTTCCGTTCCTTTTTTGGCGTTGGTCTGTAAGACCTGTTGGATTTTGGGGCCAAGGAATTGCTGAACAGCTTACAGGCATTCAACTAGAAATTAATAAAATTTTACGGACTATACAAATTTCGATGCACCTTGTATCTGTGCCGAAAATTTTTATTGAAGCCTCCAGCAAAATTATCGAAAGCCACCTCAACAATAAGATTGGTGGCATTATTAAGTTTGTGGGCCAACCGCCTATTGAAGGTAAGTTAGGCACTATTCCTGCTGAATTATTCAGCCACTTAGACCGCCTTTACAGTAGGGCGTTTGAAGTAATTGGAGTTTCGCAGTTGTCCGCAATGGCTGCGAAGCCGCAAGGACTTAACTCTGGTAAGGCCCTAAGAGAGTTTAATGACATTGAGTCAGAACGTTTCATGACTGTTGGCCAACGTGACGAACAAACTGCTATGCAAGCCGCCATAATGCTAATAGACCTAGGCAAAGAAATTCACGAAGAATTTGGCGAGTATAAAGTAAAGACTAAAGGCAAGCGAGGCATGGAATTGCTTGATTGGGAAGACGTGCACATGGAAGAAGACATGTATATTATGCAAGTTTTTCCAGTAAGTGCGTTGTCCAAGTCTCCTGCAGGTAGATTGCAAGATGTGCAAGAACTTATGAGTGCAGGTCTTATAAGCAAAGAAGACGGCATGAAGCTACTCGACTTTCCCGACCTCCAGCAGTATTACAATTTCAATAATGCAGGCCTCGAAAACATTGAACGTGCAATTGAACTTATGATTGACGATGGCGACTATCAAACCCCCGAACCATATCAAAATTTGGACCTTGGGTTGATAAAGATGCAACAAGCCTACTTAATGTATAAGAATGCAAACGCACCCGAAGAAAGACTAGAGTTGTTTAGACGCTGGATTGAGGATGCCCAAAGCATATTACAACAATCTAAGCAGCAAGTGCTGGAGCAACAACGTCAAGAAGTGGACTTGGCTGCCGCATCGCAGGCCGCACAACAAGTACCGCAGCTGGAAGCGCCCATTGAACAACCGCCCGAAGGCGTAGTACCGCCTTTAGAATAATTTAGCTTAATATATGCCCAGGTGAGGCCAATCACCGCCCCACACGCTTATGTGTGGTGCAAAAAGTAAGGAAAACTTATGGAAAACACAAACACGCCGGAAACTGGCGCCGAAGAAGTGCAAGAAGTAGTGGCGGAAGGCACGCCGGAAGAAATTGCCGCAGCCGCACTCGCTGCTACCGAGGCCGAAAAACCTGCTGAACCGCCTCCTGGCGAAGCTCCTGATGAAAAGTTTGCTGCAAAATTTGCCGCCCTTAGCCGCAAAGAGAAGCAACTTCGTCACCGTGAAGCCCAAGTAGCCAATCAATTGCAAGAAATGGAAGCACGTCTTAAGGCATTTGAAGCCGAAAAAGGCGATGTAGAGAAGTATAAGGCAATGCCCGAACGCCTTAAAAAAGACACTCTCAAGGTGCTGGAAGAGCAGGGAATTAAGTTGGAAGACTTAGCCCAACTGATTTTGAATGATGGCAAACCCACTCCCGACATGGTGCAAAACGAATACGAAAAGAAAATGACTGCACGCATTGAAGAATTTGAACGCAAAATGGCAGAAAAAGAGAAAAAAGAGCAAGAAGAGCGCGTAAATACTGCCGTTGAATCTTTTAAGGCGCAATTAACTGATTTTGTCAACACAACTGCTGACTACGAACTTATTCGCGCACACGACTATGTAGGCGAAGTGTTTGATGTTATTGACCTTCACCACGAAAAGACTGGTGAAATTCTGTCTAACAAAGAAGCATGTGATATAGTTGAAGAATACCTGCTAGAAGAAGCCAAAAAGCTGGTAGACCGCGAGAAAGTCAAAAAACTATTTGCACCGCAAGCGCCAACACCTGCGGCCCCTAAAGGAAAGTCGTCACCTACCCTTTCCAATGCTCAAGCAGCACAAGCATCCAAAACAGCTGCCAAATTACTAAGCGATGAAGAATCCAAAGCAGAAGCTGCAAAGCTGATTCGTTGGAACGACTAAAGCCAGCCCACATGCCACTAAACTTTAACATTTTTTAACTATTTTTAAGGACCCTATATATGTCACTAGATGTAACAACTTTCGCAGCTGCACTTAAGCAGCACTACACTGCTGACCGTGTGGAAAACATGGTTTATGCAGATAACCCGTTGCTGGCCTTGATGCCCAAAATGGAATCTTTCGGTGGTAAAAACTTGCCGATTCCAATCATTTTTGGTAACCCCCAGGGTGCAAGCGCAGTTTTCGCAACTGCTCAAGCTAACAAAACTAACTCGCAGTTAAAAGACTTCGTACTCACACGTAATTCTTTCTACTCGCTTGCTAGCATTTCGAACGAAGTACTTGAGGCCTCGAAAGGCAATCAAAACGCCTTCATGGAAGCCGCAACAACTGAAATCGATGGAGCTATTCAAGCTGCCACTCGCCAACTTGCAATTGCTATGTACCGTAATGGTTCGGGTAGCATTGGTCAAGTGGCGAATTCGTCGTTTGCCACCACTGTTTTGCAACTTACGGAAGTAGAAGACATTACTAACTTCGAAGTCGGTCAGAAGTTGCAAACTTCGGCAGCTGACGGCGGCGGGTCTGTAAGAGCAGGTACTTTGACGATTGTTGGCGTTGACCGCGACCTCGGCCAAATCACCACTTCCGCTAACTTGTCTACAGGTATTGCTGCAATTGCACAAAACGACTACATCGTTGTTGAAGGTAACTACGATGCAATGATTAAAGGCTTGCGTGCATGGGTGCCGGACTCTGCTCCTTCTGCTACTCCTTTCTTCGGCGTTGTTCGTACTGCAGACAGCACTCGTTTGGGCGGAATTCGTTTTGATGCTTCGGCTATGCCGATTGAAGAAGGACTTATTGCTGCTGCTTCTCGTACTGCGCGTGAAGGCGCTAAGCCCACTCACTGCATGATGAACTATGCAGAATTCGCAGACCTTGAAAAGGCTCTTGGAAGCAAAGTGCAGTATGTTGACTTGAAAGTTAACGCTGACGTTGGTTTCCGTGGCATTGTGGTTAACGGACCTCGTGGACCCATTAAGGTTATTCCTGACCAAAACTGTCCTGCAGGTCGTGCATTCATGCTCCAACTTGATACTTGGAAACTTTACTCTCTCGGTAAAGCGCCCAAGATTTTGGATGCAGACGGCATGAAAATGTTGCGTGAGAACGCAGCGGATGCGGTAGAGGTAAGAGTCGGTTACTATGCCCAATTGGGCTGCCGCGCGCCCGGTTGGAATTGTAATATCAAACTTCGCTAGTATTATTAACTAGTTACTTGAGGCCCAAGCAGAAATGTTTGGGCTTTTTTTTGCCTAAATAATGCCTCCACGGCATCTTTTTCCTTGCTTTTTCCCCCATTTCTGATACAGTAGAAGTATATGAAATACAATTTAACTTATTTTGAACAAATTATCGCCAACAATGACCTAAAAACATTTGCAGAATTGCGTAAACTGTTTCCGCATTTGCACACATTTTATTGTCGTCATAAGCAAAAAATCGGAGAATTACCTTTAGTTGCCATAAAACGAGGTAATAATGCCCTTACCAAAGTTGAATGTAGTGTGATTGCACAAAAATACACCCACAGAAGTGATTTTCAACAACAGGATAAAGGCGCTTATTTGACTGCGATGAGAAAAAAATGGCTAGATGATATTTGCTCTCACATGGTTCCTAAGCCTTTCATTGCTAAAGGGGGTAAGCCGGGACAACCAGCCCACAATCGGGTAGAGCTTGCGGGACAGACTTTTGGAAAGTGGACAGTATTAGCTCGCGCTGGAGTGGGCAAATCTAGAGGTTGGACGTGCCAGTGTAATTGTGGAACTACTGCGGAAATTAGTACCAGTAGTTTGAAACTCGGTCTCAGCACCAAATGTAGCAAGTGTTCGAATCAAGTGTCTAAACCCATGCTAGAGTTGGCCGAGTATATTAAAGGCCTGGGCATAGAAGTATTAGTTAGTCATAGAGATTTTGGATTTGAAATCGACTTATATGTACCAAGTAAAAACTTTTTCATCGAATATGATGGACTTGTTTGGCATAGTAGTAAATTTAGAGCAACTGCAGCTAACGAAGCTGCCAGATTTGCAAAATTTAAAGCCCTTGGCCTTCAGGGTATGAGAATTTTTGAAGACCAATATTTGCAAAAGCCTGAACTTGTAAAGCAAATGATACGGCATAGACTGGGCCTAGGCGCTGCCCAACAAATTGCTCAATTTACCTGCGAGATAGTGCAAAGCCCCTCTACGCACCGAGAATTCTGCAATAAATACCATATGGATGGCTATGGGCGCTCTAGTTGGGCGATTGTGGCTCGCAATGAATCTAATGAAGTCGTTGCTTTTATGGGATTTCGTCCCTATATGGCAGGCAAATATAAAGGACAACAAGAATTAAGCAGGTTCTGCACCAACTATAATTTTAACTGTTACGGACTATTTGGTAAAATGCTCAAAATGGCCAAACAACATATTCGGGCACATAAACTTGCTACTCATGTTGTGTCTGCAAGTGACAATCACATATCGGTAGGCAAAGTCTATGCAAACAACGGGTTTAAACAGCTGGAGGCCGATAGTTTGAACTGGTTTTATTATTTGCACTCAAAAGGATTGCGTATGCATCGGGCCATGGGCCGCAAACTAAAGCCGCCGCAAATAACTGAGGCAGAATATGTCCAATATGGTACTGAGAAGTTGCAAACGGAGAGCGGATTTTTAGCAAGTAAAAGATGGAGTAAATGGGAGCCTTTATATAAGATTTTTGGATGGGGCCAAAAGTTATGGGTTTGTGGACTTAATTAAGCCATTTTTTACTTGACTACTACGCGGAATTGTGTCAAATTATAAGTGTCCATGCGGCGTGGAAAGCTGCAGTAGAAATGGTAAGTAGCCCACCAAGGTGTATGACCTGAGCTGCTAGAGACACGCAGATGAAGATAATATTCGGTGCCGAACACAAGGGTAATCACAGAGTCCAGACGCATTGCTAAGGACTTAATGTAGGACTGTAAGGGTCTGAGATTTTTTAAGGGTGTCATGGCGTGTGGCTAGGACTAAACCACTACCTTAATAAATCGCGCTGTTGAACCTTAGTACGCACGTAGCTGAAGTCGCGCTCAGCCATGGACATTTTTCTAGCCCGAATTGCGACAGCACTAGGGGTATTGGGACATATTTTGTCGCAATAGTCACAAAAACTGCCTATAATTTGTGACTTTAATATACCTTATAGAGCATAGTTTACCGCACTATCATACCTTATAAGGCATATTAAAGCCCCAAACCTCCCATAACTGCTCTAACTAAGACCTTTATAGTTTATATCTCCCCTTGCCTAACAAATGTACATGTGTAGGCCAATGCTGCAGCTGCAATCTCGCAGACTCCAGACTAAACAGATTCCAGGCCTAAAGGACAGCCAAATGGCTAACAGAAACTTTAATCGTTATCAGGCACTAACTAAAGAAGTAAAGGCACTTTTCGCTCAAGTGGCCATTGGGGCTGCAGGCGCACCTACTTTGTCGGCATCCAAAAGCCTGGGCGTTGCATCTATTGCGCGCAACTCCACGGGCAACTACACAATTACTTTGAGCGACAAATATGTGGACTTGTTGCAAGTGTCGCAGTCGCGTCAGTTGGCTGCAGGCTCCCCTGCTGCTCTGGGTGGCATGGTTATTCGCTCGCAAGACGTTGCTGCTGCAAAAACAATTGTTATTGAATTTGTAGACGGTTCCGGTGTTGCCGCAGACCCTGCCAACGGCACCACACTTCGCTTGAAAATTGACCTCAAAAACTCCAGCGTTCAACGATAATAGGCACGCAGTATGATTATGTCAGACAAGAAAAAGCCTGCTGCATTGATTGTGGCCCGCATGTCCGAGGGGAAGCCAGATGCTGAATCTGAGGCCCCTAAGAATGAAATGGGCGACCAAGTTGATGACAGCGTGGCCAAGGAGTCCGCTGCAGAAGAACTGTTAAGTGCTTTGGAATCTAAAAGCCCCAAAGCAGTGGCAGAGGCATTTGATGCAATGATGGAACTCTGCGGCAAATATTCCGAAGAAGAAGACTAATTTAGTCGATTGGGCACCGAAAGGTGTCCTTTAATTTTGCTAAAGGAATGCTGTGGTAACTCTACTCGAGCTTAAAACTCAAGCACGTCAACGTGCCGACCAAGAAAACTCCGACTTTATTGAAGACTCGGAACTTACTGGCTATATTAATGCGTCATTGGCAGAGCTTCACGATTTGCTTATTGCTGCGTACTGTGAAGACTACGTGATGAATGAGTATGTATTTACTTCCGACACCTCCCAATCCTATGCCCTACCTGCAGATTTTTACAAACTACGTGGCGTGGACACTCGTAGAGGCCCTAATGGGCAATGGGCAACTGTAAAACGTTTTAATTTCAATCGACGCAACGAGCAGCAAAACGCCTATGCTTGGAACATGCTTGGTTTGCCATACATGGAATACCGGCTAGTGGGTTCAAACATTCGTTTCAACGGTACTCCCGACCAGGCCCTGCAATTTCGCATCTTTTACTATCCTACTTTAACAAAACTCGTCGATGACGCTGACCAATATGACGACTTAAACCAGTACGGCGAATATGTGGTGTTGGATGCGGCAATCAAAATGATGCAAAAAGAAGAATCAGACGTTAGCGTGCTCATGGCCCAAAAAGAAGCAATGCACCAACGTATCGTGTCTATGGCAGCGGGCCGAGATGCAAACGAACCCGCAAGTGTGACTGATGTTTATGCAGAAGATACCGACATTATTGTAGTGGGCAATGGATAATGCTTAGAGACTTTAAACGCTTCACTTCTGAGAATGCCGAACTTACGCAACTGCAATCTAAGTTGCAAGAGTTTTTTGCTCCGCTACTGTCCAACCCAACTTTAGACGGCACTTTACTAACTGGTGTGGTGCTGGCAGCAGGCGAGAATAAAGTAGAGCACAAATTACAACGCCCCCCAATTGGTTGGCTTGTAGTCGGCAAAAACGCGACTTGCGATATTTGGGAACCGTCTAAAGAACTTAGTAGAGCATTTTTAACGCTACAAAGCAGTGCCCCAGTAACAGTTAATCTGTGGGTTTTTTAATTTTTTTACAGTGAGATTATTTTGCAGATTTATTTATTAACAAACACTATAAACGGTAAAAAATATGTGGGACAAACTACCTACACTGCCGAAAAGCGTTTTAAGGGTCATAAGAGCGATAAGACTTTCATTGGTAAAGCTGTTAGGAAATATGGTGCTAAAAATTTTAAGCTTGAAGTGCTTTTAGAGTGTGCAAGTGTTGGGCAATTGAATAGTGCTGAGCAATTTTACATTGCCAAGTTAGGTTCACTATCTCCTGCTGGATATAATCTAGACTCTGGAGGAAAAAACAAAAAACTTCACGAAACTACAAAAACTAAGATTTCTCAATCCAGAAAATTATATAAATGGATGCCTATAGATTGCCAAATTGCGCGTCGAGCTACCGGCGAGTATAGGCTTCGAGTTGTTTTGAATAAAGAGCGTGTGTGTGTGGGAAACTATAGAACAGTAAGATTAGCATACAAAGCTTATCGAAAACTCAAACGCGGTGCGTTTAATACAAAAAAACAGCCACAAATAAATTTCTCCAGTGCAAGCGGTTTATATAGATTAAGAGAGCCTGGAGCAAGTCCTAGAAAATATTTGGGGACTTTTAAAACAAGGCACGATGCTTATAAACATTATTGGAAGGCTTGCTAATGGCTCTTACACCTTTTATGTATCTCGAGTTGCCGGTACCATCTGTTACACTGGGCCCGTTGTTTGCTGAACAAAATACAGTAGCTTTTCAGCAAATTGACAGCCACGACCATTCCGATGGCAAAGGTACTCGCGTTAAGACTGCTGGTCTAGACATTAATGCGGACCTAGATTTTAATGACTTTCGTGCATTTGGTTTGATGTCGGTTAAGTTGGAAGAGCAATTAGCCACCCTCACTGGCGCAGCCAACGCAATGAGTGTGTTTAGCTTTGCTGGAGATTTATACTATACGTCTGGTGGTGGTACTGCAATTCAACTAACGTCTGGCGGAAGCATTGTTAGTACGCCATCAGCCCTAGAAACCATTGCGTACAATCCAATCTCTACAGACGTTGTGCTAACGCCTGCCAGCACAGAAGTAGTGTTGGCCGTAGACACATCTGCAGCACGCTCCATCACACTCCCTTCTGCTAGTGCAATTAGTGCTGGTAGGGTGTTTGTAATTAAAGATGCAACTGGTAACAGCGAAACATTTGCAATTACTGTGCTGCCAGATGGCTCCGACACAATTGATGGTGCATTATCACAGTCTTTGAACAGCAATTACGGCGGCATGTGGCTAATTACAAACGGCATCGACCGTTGGTCCATAATTTAACGAGGACAAATGCTAAATAAAAAGCTTATTCCTCTGGCATTTGGGCAAGGCCTAGATACTAAAAAGGATAAAAAACAGCAAGTGTTTGGGATGCTACGGAAGGCAGAAAACGTAGTATTTGAGACACTTGATAGTGCTCGTAAACGCAACGGCTACGACCGTGTTTTGCTGCAAAATACAGATGGCGCTACCATTACTACCGCCGAACATCTTACAAAGTTCAAAGACGAACTCCTCATGTTTGATTCCAGCAAGTTGTACAGTTTTAGCGAAGGTTTGCAGACTATGCAGGCCAAAGGTACCGTTTATTCAGTTTTTCCCACCAGCTGGCCAGTGCTTAATAATGCCTATAGTGCGGCAGAGTTGGACATGCTGCTAATTGAAGGGCTGAAGTTTTTCGTCTATCGCAATACCACTACTAATGAAGTGCGTTACTGCGTGCAAGACCAAGTTACGCAGACAATGATTGCCTCCGACTTGCTAGTGGCCGCCAATGCGCGTACTCCCAAGCTTACAAACATTGGCAATGTTGTTTATTTGTTGTATGGAAGCGGCAATGACATACTTTATAAGCGAATTAATGTGGCTGCGCCCCGCACACTTTCTGGCGCTTTTACGCTGACCAACAACTACGAGACTACTGGCGCCAACATGCAGGCAGTGAGTGTGGGCTCGAAAGTTATTTGCGCCTACAACAGCACTAACCCGGCCCAGCGCCTTACGCTAATTTCTGTGGGCCTAAACAATACGCCCGGCACTCCCGTGGTTTTTGCATCTCAAGATGCGTCCAATGCCCTAGACATGTTTGTTGGCTCTAACAATCGACTGGTGATTAGTTATGCCAGCGCCACAGTTGCCAAATACCTCATATATGCCGCAAATTTGTTGGGCAGTATTTTAGCCCCAACAACGCTTGAAATAATTGCCGATGTTAGCAAAATCACTGGTTATGAAAACGAAGCAGGCCAATTTACTTTTTACTATGGAATTTCTGCAGCTGCAACCTACAATCACCGAATTCGGTATGCAACTGCCACAAGCTTAGGCGTGGTTGGTACTCCTGCTAGTTTTTTACGCAGTGTGGATTTGGCTTCAAAATGTTTTGTTGTGCAAGGCTCCCACTATTTGCTGGTTAGTTATGCATCTGAAGTACAACCAACCTATTATGTAGTTGATAGTACTGGCACAGTTGTAAGTCGAGTTAGTCAAGGTGTGGCCGGAGGTCACTTGCTACGGGGTACAGTACCTGCTGCCTACAACGTAGACGATGACATTGTTATTGTGCCGTCTCTCTATAAAACAAAGTTTGTGGCAGACAACGGCAAATTCTATAGCCTTGTGGGCATAACAAATACTGAGGTTGATTTCGTCGTAGAAGACCGCTATCAAAACGCTTCGCTAAACAATAATCTAATTATTGGCGGTGGAGTTGTGCAAACCTACGACGGTGAAACAATTGCAGAACAAGGCTTTAATGTTTTTCCCGAAGCGCCCACTTTGCTGGAAGTTGCTGTTGGTACGCCCACTAACAATCCTACTTTAGACATTGTAGCTGGTGATTATGGATACTGCGTAGTCTATAGATGGACCGACAATCAGGGCCAAGAACATCGTTCAGCGCCTAGTGAAATTGTTAATATAGTTACTGTCGGCGCCGCAAAAGGCGTTCAAGTTACTATTCCTACGTGCAGACTTACTGAAAAATCTGGCATAGTGGTCGAAGTATACCGCACAGAAGACGCTGGCACCATTTTTTATCTAGTAAATGACGTTAGTGTGCCGTTTCTCAACTCGACAAGCGCCGACACAGTAGTGTTTTTGGACGGTAGAAATGACGCAACAATTTTGTCAGGCCGCACTCTCTACACAACCGGCGGAATTCTAGAAAATACTGCTGCACCTTCTGCTCGTGTACTTGCGACTCACACTGCATCAAAACGCATCTTTTTAGCGGGCCTTGAAGACCCAAACATGCTGCAATATTCCAAGCAAGCAGGGCCCGGTCAACCAGTAGAGTTTAATGATGCTCTTCAGATTCCTATTGACCCAGTTGGCGGCCCCATAA